CGATGATAGCAACAGAGTAACTATAAACGAGGCATTTGCCTCGCCAGATGCCTCTGCTCTTTTTCCTAAAGTAATATCTCGGACTTTGAAAGAGGCCGCTGAGCCAGCGTTGCTCGTCACTCCTCTTTTGTCTGTGGTACGCATGGGTAAGGGCCGGTCAATGGAGTTTCCAGCTATCAACGCCATCCAAGCCGCAGAAATCCCTGAAGGCCAAGAGTATCCTGAGCAGCAACTCGCTTTCGCAAAGCAGGTTGAAGGTAAGGTTTCTAAGAAAGGTGTGAAGGTTAGCTTCACTGAAGAGGTCATTAGCGATTCTCTTTGGGACATTGTGGGTTTGCATGTGCGGGCTGCAGGTCGAGCTATGGCACGTCTTAAAGAACAAATTGCACTTCAACGTTTTGCTGGCGCTGCTACGAAGGTATTTGATAACACTGATGGTACTATCGATGATACTACTGGTTTGGGTAGTACTGGTGCAGCGAATATGTCTCTTGCTTGGGATGACGTAGTCGATATGGCTGCTGTTCTTATGGCAGAAGGGCACGTCGCTACCGACTTTATCCTTCATCCTTTGATGTGGAGCGTTTTCTTGAAGAACTCTTCATTCCATATGGGTGGAGCGCTAAATTCAAGGGCATGGGATTTCAAGGTTGGCTCTAAAGATGGTGCGGCTAACGCTACTTCACCTTTGGGTATGAACGTCTTGCTATCTCCTTTCGTAGGGTTTACTGCGAAGGCCGGTGCAACTCCCGCTAAGTCTGATGTTTTCCTTATTGATCGTAATGAGGTAGGCATTCTTCTTGTCAAGGATGACATGTCCACGGATCAGTTTGATGACCCGACTCGTGATATCCGTTCTTTGAAGTTGAAAGAGCGTTACGATATTGTGATGGTTGGCGACGGTGAGGGAATCACTGTTGCTAAGGATGTTGATCTGGTGCGCAACTATGAGGTTGAACTCACTAGGTCAGTCTAATAGGTAGCTTTACCTAAAAGAATGTTGGTAGACGAAAGGAGGGGAGGGTCATGCACCTTCTCCTCTTTTCTAGTTTATGTGTTACTATATTGGTGTACTAATTTTTGACAAGGATTTTTTAGATGCCTTCTACTTTAGTGAGAGCTTACAGTATAGATAGTGATGTTTCGTATATAAAAGTTATTTTTATTCCGACGTTACTTGCCGCTTCGTTGACGAATTATGCATTTCTATTATCGACTAATGATGCATCTCCGGTTTCTGTTTCGGATCCTTTTGAGACTATTGATGTAACTGATCCTTTACAATATAATTCTATAGCTAAGACTATTAAGTTGAGGCTTAAGCCAAATAAGTTAGCTGCATCTACTACCTATAATTTGACTATTACTGGGGTTACAAATGTTAATGGGGATATCATTCCGAATGATACATCTGTCCAGATAACAACCTTAGATACTTATGATTCCGGTTATCTTGATACTTTACCGGCATCGGCTCAGGTTATACAGGTAACGGATGAGTCTATTAATAGGAACGTATTTGATTCGGTTGTGGAGTTAGTAAAAGCTAATGTTAATTTCTATATAGAATCTACTTTCCCGGAAAATCAAGAATGGTATATAAATCCTAATGAGAATAATGGAAGGGTAATAATAACATTTTCAACTCTTCCTTCCGCTACGTTCCTTAATTCTAATTATATTAAAACTCAAAGGAAAGCGATTCAGAGAAAGCCTTCTAGGTGGGAGAATTTGTCGGTAAAGATTTCGGCAGATAATGATAATCCTAAAGTTTATATAGATTTTCCGTCTTATGACTATTATCCTCAAGCTGCTACGCCTTCAACTACTGTAGTTTATGCTGCTCCTGGGTATGGATATTTTGAGGAAGGATATAAATATCGTATAATCCTGTCAAAATCTATGGGTACGTGATCATTATATATAAATGAAGGGCACATGTTGTGGTGGTAGGTGACGATCGATTGAATTATGAAAGGTAAGGAATAATAATGGTGACTGGACTTCTTGTCGAAGGGGCGAATAGTCAGGCTGATATTTTAGTTGCTGCGTTTCCGTGGGTGCAGCTTCATGCTGGGGCTGAGGTGGTGTCTGGAGCACCAGCTTCGGCTGGTAATACGACACGTAAGGATGTATCGGCTGCTTTTGCTCCGTCAGTTAATGGTGTCGCCGTTTCTGACGTTGCGATTTCGTGGTCTGATGCTGAGGTTAATACTTCTGAGCAGTATGCATATGCATCGTTTTGGTCTGCGTCGTCTGGTGGGACGTGCGGGTTCACGGCGTCGTTGACGGCCGTTACTGTCCAAGCGACTGTTGATACGTTTTCGATTCCGGCAGGGTCGTTGACGGTCGCTCCTGGCACTGTCGGGTTAACATCAGTTCAGCTTGAGACATTCCAAAAAGCTGTACACGTGATTGTCCCAAATTCTGGTCAGCCATATGATACGATTGGTGGGTCGGTTATCGATCGGGGTGCTACGCAGGACGGTGCGAGCATTACCCCATTTACTGATGGTGGACTCGCCGCTGCTTGTAGTTCTGCGAATGTGGCTACGACTCGCCCATTTATTATGACACCGACTTTGGATCATCCGACGACTAATATTCTTGATCTTCGGATGATTTTTTATGCCGACGAATATGGGGTAGCGAATAGTGACCTTTTTTCGAAGTGGGATACATCAGGGGATCAACGTTGTTGGAACGTATATATTAGTATGGGCAGTAAAAACATATTTATGGCCTGGTCTTCGGATGGTACCGTAACCAATATAGCACTTGAGTCGTTTACTGGGTTGACGCTTGTTGACGGTACTACATATGCGATCCGGTGTTTATTGGATGTTGCGGGCGGTACATGTGACTGGGAACAGCACGATATAGCATATGTGTTAAATGACGACTGGTCACGTGCTCCATTGCTGAGCGGAACAGATACTCATACAACTCTTTCGTTAAATGCTGATAATACTGTTCCGATTGCTGTTGGCTGTTCTTTTGTTGCGGATCCGGAGGTAGCGGCTTCTAGTGAATTTCCTGGCCTTATTCGTTTCGCACAGGTTCGTGACGGTGACGGCGGGACGATCATGGCGACGTTTGACCCGACACGAGATACCACACTCGACGCCGTTTCATCGACCGATTCGGACACGACCGACACGTGGGCGTTGGCTTCTGCGATCACGGCACAGACCGACTGGCCGACTTCGGTTGTTGGTAAGGCCCTTGACCTTCCGGGCGCGTCCGGCGATTTCGCCCACACGCCCGATAGTGCTTCTGCTTCGGTGACGGGTGATATTGACATCCGGGTTCACGCGGCCGCCGATGATTGGGTACCGGCAACACCTCAAGCTCTTGAAGCCAAGTGGACAGGTTCCGGGAATCAACGATCCTATCTTCTGAGACTCGAAAATAATGGAACCCTCCGGTTCTATTGGAGCAACGACGGGGCTACAACCATCAGCCTTCCCAGCACGGCCGCTACGGGATTCACTAACGGCGAAGCTGGTCATGTCCGTGTCACGTTAGATGTGGACAATGGTGCGTCCGGTAATGATCTGAAGTTCTACACGTCCACCGACGGCGTGACGTGGACGCAACTTGGCACGACGGTCACGACAGCAGGCACCACCTCGATTTACGATTCTACGTCGTTGTTGACGGTCGGGGCCGATGCAGATACAGGAATATATGAGAGGTTCACTGGCGAGATCTACAGTGCTCAGGTGTACGACGGGATCGACGGGACGCTCGTAGCAGATTTCCGGCCGTCACACGACGCCGCTATTTCGGACAGCACGTTCACGTCCTCGACGACGGGCGAGGTGTGGACTGTCGCCGGGTCGGCTGCGATCGTGGCTTCGCCGCTGATGGACGCCTTGTTGCGTTCGCCTCTGTATTTCGACGGCGGCGATTTCCTGCAAACCAGCTACACGCCGACCGTTCAGAAAAGCGACGACTTTACGGTGGTTGTTGTGGTGGGCGAGTTTGAGCCATCTGGGGCTGGGATGGTGTTCTCGTCCACGTCAGCCAATGACAACGGAGTGTACCTTTACGACTCCTTGACTCAGTGGATTTTCATATTGGGGGACGGCACCAACCGGGCCATTGATACTGCGGCCCTCACGCAATCAACGGGTAGGCAGCTTGTTGCCGGAGTGGTTACCGGAAGCACGGCACAGGCGTACGCCGATGGCGCATTCTCCGGGTCTCCAGCGTCCACCACGTCTGTAGGAACAGTCACACATGCCGGTGGTACTGTGGGCAAGAACGGCCACGACACGGCCAATCGCTTCACTGGTGACATCGAGGCGGTCTTGATCTTCGAGGATGCCCTAACCGCCACTGAATTAGCAGCCCTAGCCACCTACTACGGAGTCTGACATCATATTATTTTTGAGTTTTTTCTATATCCGGGCCAGCTT